CAATAATTCTCGTTCTTTACATTTCTTCCTTGGTGCTTTCCCGGTTATTGGCATATGGCTAACATCCATGGGAATCTGCACAATGGCATTTAACTTAAATGGTTTTAACTTTAACCAGTCAGTTGTTGATGCTAGTGGAAATGTTATCCCTACATGGGCTGATGTTTTAAACAGACAGTCTCTAGGTATGGAAGTAATGCACGAAAGAAATGCACACAACTTCCCACTTGACTTAGCTTCAACTGAGTCAACAGAAGTTGCACTAACAGCTCCTGCATTAGCATGAGCCATCAATCAGATAAAATGCGAGCGAGCATCACCAGCTTTGAATTTTGCAATAAAGAAAAAGAGAAGAAAGAAACTGATAAAGAACTTTCTGACGACGATAACTCTGATAACTAATATCTTTATCATCTCTGGTGTCACTCGACACTGGATGCCACGTCCGTTCATTCCTATGCAGGAACGCATGTCAACCTAGGCACGGAACGGGGTCTAGGTATATGGGAGAAACCAATGGTTACTTACGTATATCGTGGCGTTGTTTACAAGAAGTAAATGACACAGGAAGGGAGCACCTCAGAGTCGGACTCCCTTCTAATTTGGCTAAAGCCCTCCGAGGAGGATACCTTTAAGCCGTCGACGGTGGGAAAAGACCACATAGCATGGCAGTCTCATGCTAGACCAACTAAGACTGAAACAATTCTAACGTTAGGAACAACAATATATACCCTTACATTTTAAGTAAAAATCATGGCTCATCAGAGTTCAGATTTGACGACCAATCTAACTAGACAAGGTCAGTCAAACTCAACAGGTGACGCTAGAGCACTTTACCTTAAATTGTTTAGTGGAGAGATGTTCAAAGGATTCCAGCACGAGACAATCGCTCGTGACATGGTAATGAAGAGAACTCTTAAGAATGGAAAATCATTGCAGTTCATCTACACAGGTAGAACAACTGCTGAGTTCCATACTCCCGGAAACAGTATCTTAGGTAACAGTGACGGCGCACCTCCAGTCGCAGAAAAAACAATTACATGTGACGACCTACTTATTTCAAGTGCATTCGTTTATGAACTAGACGAAACTCTTGCACACTTTGAATTGAGAGGAGAGATATCCAAGAAGATTGGATACGCATTAGCTGAGAAGTATGACAGACTCATCTTCAGAGCAATCACAAGAGGAGCTAGAGCTGCTTCTCCAATTACAAAGTCTAACTTTGTAGAACCCGGTGGAACACAGATCAGAGTTGGTGCAACAACAAATGATTCTGATGCTTATCTTTCTGACAAACTTGTAACAGCATTTTATGATGCTGCTGCTGCGTTAGACGAGAAAGGCGTTAGTTCTCAGGGAAGATGTGCGGTTCTTAACCCACGTCAGTACTACGAACTTATCACTGCTGTTGGTTCTAATGGACTAATAAACAGAGATGCTCAAGGTACAGCTTTACAGTCTGGTAATGGCATCATCGAAATAGCTGGTATCAAGATCTACAAGTCAATGAACATTCCGTTCCTTGGTAAGTATGGTACAGCTTTCGGTGGAACAACAGGTGTAACTTCTCCTTCAAACATGGGATCACATATTGGTCCATCATTGGAGAACGCATCAGGTGCTTCAACTGGAATCAACAACGACTATGGTACTGCTGCTGAAGTAGCTGCTAAGTCTTGTGGTTTAATCTTCCAGAAAGAAGCTGCTGGTGTTGTAGAAGCTATTGGACCACAGGTTCAAGTAACTTCAGGCGACGTTTCAGTTGTTTACCAAGGTGATGTAATCCTTGGAAGAATGGCAATGGGTGCAGATTACCTAAACCCTGCTGCCGCAGTAGAACTTTATGTTGGTGCTACAGCTCCTTCAGCGTTCTAAATTTATACATTTTATATGGGAGCTTCGGCTCCCTTTTTTTTATGTGCGCACCAAGCAATGTCATGGGAAGGGTTAAGGATGACTATCGACCTACTAAACAGAAAAGATACGATGAGGAATTTTATCCTAACTCTAATTCAAAAAAAATAATGGACGCTTATAACGCAGATCCAAGTAATACTACAAAAAGTAATTCTAAAGTAGCTGGTCCTTTTTATTCTTTATATGAAGCACTTGAACAGAAAAAGTGGAGTGAAAAAGACGATGCAAAATATATCTCAGGTTCTGGAATGTCTGCTGCAAGAATAAGCAACCCTCAAGCAACAGCATCAGTTGAAAGACAAAGAGATTACACCTTAAACAGTAAAAATAATTTAGAAGCTGCTTCAGATTACCAATCTAAGAAAGAAGGTAGTGGAAGTAGAAAGAAAGGTGCAACAAGTTCTTTAAGAATTAGTAAAAAGAAACCTAAATTAAATACACCGACAAACAACACTCAAAGCGGATTAAACATTTAATAAATTATGACTACTCAAATAGCAACCGATACCGAACTATCCGCAGTGAACTCTATCTTGGGTAGCATTGGTCAATCACCTGTTACTACTTTAGGTACTGTAACTACAGACTCTACTAATACAGGACAAGAAATAGTAAACACTTACGCCAATCCTCAAATTGCATTAATACATGGTCTTCTAATGGAAGTGACTAAAGATGTGCAGAACGAAGGCTGGCATTTCAATAAAGAAGATGATGTAAAAGTTTCTCCTGACACCAATGGTAATTTTATAATTCCTACTAACTATCTTAGGTACGATATCCACGATGGATTGTATGACAGAAATAGAGATGTGGTTAGAAAAAATGGAAAGTTATACGACAACGTTTTACACACAGATGTTTTTACTCAAGATTTCTATTTCGACATAACCTACTTACTTGCTTTTAATGATGTACCTCCAGCAATTCAAAGATACATAATTGCTAGAGCTTCAGTAAGAGCAGCAACACAATTAGTTTCTAATGCAGATTTAGTAAAACTTTTACAACTACAAGAAGCACAGACTAAAGCTACTGCTTTGGAATATGACTGTGAGCAAGGAGATCATAGCTTCTTTGGTTTTCCACATGGAAGTAACTATAGATCTTATCAACCTTACAAAGCACTTATTAGATAATGGCAAACATAACACAAACTATTCCAAATTTAGCTCAGGGTATATCGCAGCAACCTGATGAATACAAAATTCCCGGTCAGGTAAAAGATATGGTAAATGCTTTACCTGACGTCAGCCAAGGATTAACAAAAAGACCTGCTGGAAAGTTTGTGGCATCTTTATCTGATGGTTCAAATAATTCCACAACTAACGGTAGGTGGTTTCATTATTACCGTGATGAGAACGAACAGTACATAGGACAAATAGCACAGAACGGTGTTATTAAAATGTGGGACTGTTTAAGTGGAGCAGAAAAAACTGTAGTCAATGCAATAGGAAATAACAATTACTTGACTCATACTGATGACGAAGATATTCAAACATTAACCTTAAATGATTTTACATATCTAACTAATAGATCTAAAACTACAGCAATGGATACTGCTGGAAATACTTTAGAACCAGACACAAATTTTCAGAAAGAAATTTTTCTGGAGTTAAAAAGTATATCTTATGCAAAACAGTATTCAGTAAATATTTTTGACAACAACACTACTTCAACTGTAACTACAGCTACAAGGATTAATGTTGAACGACTTAGATCAAGTAATAACTACTGTGAGAGTGGAGGTCATATGGTAGATCATGCTTCTCGTGGTACTCAAATACACAGATGTACTGAAGATTCTCTGGACGGTAGAGATGCTTTTGCTCCTAATGTAGGAACTAAAATATTTTCCATAGACAGTGGTATAACTTTGGTTGATGAAGGTGCTGTTGGTGGAGAAAAAACTGATGGAAGTATAACTAATAGATCATATAGTTATTCAGTCAGTGTTTATAACTCATCTAATCAATCTGGTCAGTCTGGTCGTAAAAACTTATATTTTCGGATATCTACAACAGGTCAATCAACACCTTTCGGAGCTGGTACTAATGTTACTTATCAAGCAAGATATACAACTACATATGATCTACTACATGGAGGCGAAGGTTGGCAGCAAGGTGATTACTTTTATGTATGGATGAAAGATGCTTTTTATAAAGTAAGTATAGAAACTATAAGTACTTCAGTTGTCCAAGGAAACCTTGCTTTAGTTAGACCACAACCAACTCCTTTTGACACGGAAACAACTATTACTGCTGAAAGTATTCTTGGTGATATAAGGTCAGCAATAATAGCTAGTGGTAGTTTTTCTGCTAGTGATATTACTACTATTGGAACTGGAATGCACATAAAACGTAGTTCTGTTTTCAATGCTTCCACTCCAGTAGGTGAACTACTTAATGTGGTTGCCGGGAAAATAAATGATGTAGGTGATTTACCTAGTCAATGTAAGCATGGAATGGTAGTTGAAATAGTTAATAGTGCTGCTGATGAAGATAATCATTTTGTAAAATTCTTTGGTAATAGTGATCGAGATGGTGAAGGTACATGGGAAGAATGTGCTAAGCCGGGAAGAAAAAAGAGGATTCAATATTCCACTATGCCAGTGGTTTTAATAAGAACTGCTGATGGTAACTTTAGATTAACTGAATTAGATGGATCTAGTTATACGATTTCAGGTGTAAGCTATACAGTTCCACAATGGGATGATGCTTTAGTTGGTGATGATATAACTAACCCTGAACCTTCTTTCATAGGTAAACAAATCAACAAGATGTTGTTTTTCCGCAATAGATTATGTCTACTTTCTGATGAAAATATAATTTTATCTAGACCGGGAGATTTCTATAATTTCTTTAATAAGTCAGCTATACAATTTGTAGCTAGTGATCCAATAGATATAGCAGCTAGTTCTGAATACCCAGCAATTTTATATGACGGTATTCAAGTAAACACAGGTTTAGTTTTATTTACTAAAAATCAACAATTTATGCTCACTACTGATAGTGATGTATTCAGCCCTACTACCGCTAAAATTAATGCTCTTTCTTCTTACAACTTTAACTTTGCAACTAACCCTATCTCTCTTGGTACTACAGTAGGTTTTCTAGATAATGCTGGTAAATTCTCTAGGTTCTTTGAGATGACGAATGTTCTTCGAGAAGGAGAACCACAAGTAATTGAACAGAGTGCAGTAGTTTCAAAATTATTTGAAAAAGATTTAAAGCTTATATCTAACTCAAGAGAAAACTCAGTTGTCTTTTTTAGTGAAGAAGGTTCATCTACTCTTTATGGTTATAGATACTTTGACCAAATTGAAGATAGAAAACTAGCGTCTTGGTTTAAATGGACAGTGACAGGAACTATCCAATATCACTGCATGCAAGATGACAATTTATATGTAGTTGTACGTAATAACAATAAGGATCAATTACTGAAATATTCAATAAAGATGGACTCTAATACTTTTGCTTTGGCAGAGAACAGAGTACACCTAGATCATTTAATGTCTACAAGTGGTTGGAGTTATAACGCAACTACTAAAAAATCTACTAAAGCTAAGCCGACTGGTTTAGAAAGCGCAAATCAACTTGCAGCTTATGACGTAGATACTGGTAACAACTTAGGTAGATATGGTCTTATTACTATAAACGGTAGTAATTTAGAGTTAGATGGTGATTGGTCTGGTGAGACATTTCTTATTGGATATCAATACACTATGGAAGTTAATCTTCCAACTATCTATTACCTTACTCAAAGTGGTACTACATGGAAAGCCGATACTAGAGCAAATACTATTTTGCATAGAATTAAATTTGGCTTTGGTCCAGTAGGCATTTATGAAACAACTTTAAGTAGAACAGGAAGAGTTGATTATACAGAAGTATTTGAAGTAGCTAGTGCTAACCAATATGTAGCAAACACTGGAGCAATAACTGACGATAATATTTTACGAACAGTTCCTATTTACGACAGAAATATAAACGTAGCTTTAACACTTAAATCAACACACCCAGCTCCAGCCACTGTTCACAACATGACGTGGGAAGGAGTATATACAAAAAATAATTACGAACGTGTTTAACATCACCCTTACCGAACAAGAAATACGTATTTACATGCAATGGCTTAAAAAGAATCGTATGTATAAAGGTATGAAACTACCCCTAGGTAATCCTTGGGAATCTTGGATGCAAGATACTTTGGATAAATTAAACAACATTATAAATGAGTAAACATATTCACCCAGCAACTACAGAAGCTGCACTTCGTGTGGCTTCTAATTTATTACCTGATGATTATCGGGAAGTTGTAGAAGGTCATGGACATGACCCTTTAAATGCTCTGGTTGTCGGAGTACATAACTCTGAGTCAGTTTATTTTACTAACCCAGATAATGAGATATGTGGCATTGCAGGCGTCTATGAAAATGGAGCAATCTGGATGTTATGTACTCCATTTATTTTAGATTATCCACATACCTTTGCTAGAGAAGCAAAGCGTTTTGTGAAGTCAAGAAAAGACAAGTTACTGTGGAACATTGTTGACGAAAGAAACAAAGTCCATATCAAGTTACTTAGGTTTTTAGGTTTTAAATTTCTTAGGAGATTTCCCTACGGACCAAACAAATTATCCTTTATAGAATTTGTA